TGGTGGTGCTACAGGAGAATCTGATACTACATCAGGTAGAATGATGTTTGCTCCTGTTCCTGATACAACTTATAAATTTAGAGTTCACTATAATGTTGCCCCTGCATTATTAGAGGGTGATAATACTAACTATATTAGTCTTAACTTTCCAAATGGACTATTATATTGTTGTCTATCAGAGGTATATGGTTTTTTAAAAGGCCCCATAGATATGTTGACATTATATGAAAATAAATATAAACAAGAAGTACAGAAGTTTGCTAACGAGCAAGTTGGTAGAAGACGAAGAGATGACTATACTGATGGCGCTGTTCGTATACCGGTAAACTCAGCAAACCCGTAGGAGATTAAATTATGGCTATAACATCAGCAGTATGTACGAGTTTTAAAGTAGAACTTTTAAAAGGGGTTCATAATTTTAGCGCTTCAGGTGGAAACACTTTTAAAATAGCACTATATACAAGTGATGCATCTTTAGGGGCTTCTACAACAGCTTATTCAACTTCTAACGAAATTAGTAATACATCTGGATCTGCATACTCTGCAGGTGGAGCAACTCTTACAAGTGTTGACCCAGCTGCTTCAGGCACAACTGCGGTTTGTGATTTTTCTGATGTTAGTTATACAAGTGCAACTTTTACAGCAAATGGATGTTTGATATATAACGATTCAGCTTCAGGAGACCCTGCATGTGTAGTTGTAGCATTTGGCGGTGATAAAACTGTAACATCAGGAACTTTTACAATTCAATTTCCTACAGCAGACGCAAGTAACGCGATCATTAGATTAGCATAAGGAGTAACGACGGATGTCCGTTACTAGAACTTATACGGTAACGGTGGTTGTCACCGATTCTGGCAATAAGTATGTCATTGATGGGGTTCAACAAGACACACTATATTTAGCTGAAACTGGAACTTATGTATTTAATTATCCTTCAGCTCACCCTTTTAGATTTTCTACGACGAGCGATGGAACACATGGCGGAGGCAGCCAGTATACCGAGGGCGTAACTGTAAATAGTTCAACACAAGTTCAAATAACTGTAGGTGCTTCAACACCAACTTTATATTATTTTTGTACAATTCACTCAGGAATGGGTGGAACAATTTACACTCCTAGTGAAGATACATGGGGAGCTTTAGGTTGGAGCACAAATTCTTGGGGAATTAGTTCTCTTACTCTCGGTTGGGGAGCTGATACATTTAATGATCCTGCTTCAACTTGGGGAGATGTGGGAGATGAAATTGTTTCTCTAACAGCACCAGATGCAATTTCTTCAAAAGTTAGTGCTGGATCTGCGTGGGGTGATGATACTTGGGGCGAAGAACAAAGTTGGGGACAATTTACTTTAAATGTTGCAGATGTAATGGGAGTTACAGGTGTTTCTTCAACATCATCTGTTGGCTCTGTTTCACTTACAATTGATGCTACCGCTTCAGTTACTGGAGTTGCATCAACATCATCTGTTGGTTCTTTATCACCTGCAGACGTCATGGGGCTTACAGGTGTTTCTTCAACGTCATCTGTTGGATCAGTCACTGCTGCAGATGTAATGGGATTAACAGGTGTTTCTGCAACTTTTAATGTTGGTAGTATTTCTATTGGATCAAGTCCTGTTTTAGATTTAACAGGTCAAGAAATAACTGCATCTGTTGGATCAATAGATCCTTTAGCTGTTGTTCAAGGTTTAACAGGTCAATCAATAACTTCAGGAGTTGGATCAGTTACCGTTGCTGATTTAGTTTTAGGTATATCGGGAGTAGAAGCAACTGCCTCTGTAGCTGGGTTTGGAACTGCAACAGGGTTTGGAATTCAATCATATTCAAACGTTGACACAGGTTCAAATTCATCGTATACAAATGTTGCAACTGGATCAAATACAAGTTATAGTGACGCTGCATAGGAGAAAAATATGGCATCAACATTTTCACCTTTAGGGGTAGAACTTCAAGCAACCGGAGAAAATGCCGGTACATGGGGTACAAAGACAAATACAAATTTAGAAATAGTTGAACAAATTACTGGTGGTTTTGATACACAAGCTGTGTCAGATTCAGGAGATACAACATTATCTGTAACAGATGGTGGAACAGGGGCAACTCTTGCACACAGGATTATAGAATTTACAGGATCTCTTTCAGGATCAAGAAATGTTACAATTCCTTTAGACGTTCAACAACTTTACGTATTAAAAAATTCAACAAGTGGATCACAAAACGTAGTATTTAAATATGTTTCAGGATCAGGAAATAGTGTAACTCTTACTCCAGGCGCAGTAAAATTAGTTTATGCTACTGCTAACGATGGAACAAATCCAGATATTGATGATTGTGGATTTATAACTGCTTCATCCACTGACACTTTAACAAACAAAACTTTAACAGCTCCAAAAATTGCAGATGCAGGTTTTATTGCAGATGCAAATGGAAACGAACAAATTATTTTTCAAACAACATCTTCAGCAGTAAACGAGTTAGAAGTAACTAATGCTGCAACAGGTAATCCACCAATCTTAGGTGCAAGTGGAGAAACTAACGTTGATGTTCATATCAAACCAAAAGGCACTGGAGAAACTAGAATTGGAACAGGAGCAGCTGCTGCAACTTTAACAACTAGTGGTGCACATGATCTTGTTTTAGATACAAACTCAGGAACTAATTCAGGCACAATAACAATCACTGATGGAGCAGATGGTAATATTAATATTGCACCAAACGGAAATGGTGTAGTTCAAGCAGGTGGTACAGCAATGAAAGTTGCGGGCAAAGAAACTATTTGGATACCAGCTCTTGCAATGTATCCTAATACTACAAACGGAGCAGAGGCAGCACAAGTAGAATTATCTAATGGTCCCGAAATAAAAGTTTTAGATTTTGATAAATCTTCTGATGAGTTTGCACAATTTTCTGTTGCATTTCCTAAATCATGGAATGCAGGAACAGTAACTTTCCAAGCTTTTTTCACAGCGACATCTACAGATACAGGCACAACTGCATGGGGATTATCAGGTGTGGCGATCGCTGACAATGATTCTTGTAACACAGCTTTTGGAACACAAGTTGTTGCAACAGCAAAAGCACATAGTGGAACATCAAACGATTTGGACGTAGCAAATGAAAGTGGAGCAGTAACTATTGCAGGATCACCTGGCGCAAACGAACAGGTGTTCTTTCAAATATCAAGAGATGTATCAGCAGACGATTTAGATGCGGATGCTAGATTGCTTGGAATTAAATTATTCTTTACTACTAATGCTGCTAACGACGCATAAGGGATTTAGAAATGAAAGATTTAAAAAATAAACTTACATCAAGTAAGAGCACAAAAAATATTACAACACGAAAAAGTAAATCTTTTGGTTATCAAATCCTAGGATTTGGTAGTGGTGAATCAGCTGGGCCTCCCTATGAAATTAATTGGTTATTAATAGCAGGTGGTGGTGCTGGTGGAAATTCTGCTAGTGGTTCAAGTACAGGACGTGGTGGCGGAGGTGCTGGGGGATATAGAACTAGTTTTGGAACATCTTCACAATCAGGGCCATCTGGTGGTGGAGCATCCGCTGAAAACAGAGTATTATTTAAACCAGGAGAAACTATTACTATAACAGTTGGATCAGGTGGATCTGGAGCAAGCTGGCCAGGTCTTGTTGGTGCAGGACAAAATTCAAGTATAGAAGGAAACGTACAACTTAGTGCAATATCTTCTGTAGGAGGCGGTGCAGGAGTAAATCTTTTTCAAACTTCGCCACAACCACCTAAAGATGGTGGCTCTGGTGGTGGAGGTTTTTCATCCCCACAACCTACAGGAGGATCAGGAACAGCAAATCAAGGTTTCGATGGAGGACAAGTACCTTATGCTAGCTCCAATGGATATAATTGTGGAGGAGGCGGAGGTGCTGGCGCAGCGGGCTCTAATAGTTCTCCAAGTGCTGGGGGAGCTGGAGTTGCTTCCTCAATAACAGGTTCAGCCGTTACAAGAGGCGGTGGCGGCGGTGGCGGCTCTTATGCTAGATTTACCTCTGGATCAACTTCAGGTGGTGCCGGTGGTGCCGGCGGAGGTGGTAATGGTTCAAATGGTTCAACTCCAGGTACTACTACACCTAATGAACAAGCTGGTACAGCTAATACAGGAGGCGGCGGTGGCGGTGCAAATGGACAATTTGCTAGTAATGGTGCAACTGGTGGATCTGGAGTGGTGATTGTTAGAATACCAACTGCTAACTATTCAGGAACAACTACAGGTTCTCCAACAGTTACAACAAGTGGAGATGATACAATATTAACATTTACAGGGACAGGAACAGTAAAAGGTTAAATATGGCACATTTTGCAAGATTAGTAAATAACGCAGTTGTAACCGTAGTTGTAGTTAACAACGATGTTTTATTAGATGAAAATGGAATAGAACAAGAGCAAAAAGGAATTGATTTTTTAAGGTCTACATACGGAGAACCATTATCAGAATGGAAACAAACTTCTTATAATACTTATCATGGAGAACATAAATTAGGTGGAACACCTTTTAGAAAAAATTACGCAGGGACTGGAATGGTATATGATCCAGTAAGAGATTGTTTTTATGGTCCTAAACCATATGAAAATTGGATATTTGATGAGTCTAAAGCAGCATTTTTTCCACCAATTGAAATGCCAAATAGTTTTACTACCACAATAGACGGTGTTGAAGTTGAACTTGTAAAGTTAGCTTGGAATCAAGAACAAAATAGATGGGAAAATATGTATGATACAACTTCTTATATTTGGAACCCTGTCAGTTTAACTTGGGAAGTATACACCCCCTAGACTTTATTAAATAAAAGGTATATATATTTAACAGAATGTTAGAATATGTAGAAAGTAAAAATTGTTTTTCTAAAAAAGAATGTGATTCTTTATTAAAAAAATATAAAAAAACAAAATGGAAAATGCATCAATGGTATTCTCCTAAAGAGGGATTTTTAAAACCTAAAAAAAATCATAAAGAATTATTAGTAACCAACATAGAAAGAAAAGATGGTGAATTTATTATAAGTAAATTAGAACCTTTTGTTTTAAAATATTTAAAAAAACATAATTTAGATTTTTCTGTAATAACAAAATTTTCACAAATAAGACTAAATAAATATCCTAAAAATAGTATGATGCTTTCTCATGTAGATCATATACAAACTCTTTTTGATGGAACTCAAAAAGGTATACCCGTATTATCAATTATTGGATTATTAAATGATGATTTTAAAGGAGGAGAATTTTTTATAAGAGAAAAAGAATTTAAATTAAATAAAGGGGACGTTATTATTTTTCCTTCTATATTTATTTTTCCTCATGAAGTTAAAAAAATATTAAAAAAAGAAAGATACTCTTTTGTTTTATGGGCTTATTAAATAATAAATTTGAAGTTTTTCAACTATTTCCAACTCCAGTTTACAGAACTACTTTAAATAGAAAATTTTTAAAAAACGAAAAACAAATTTTATTTAACAAAAATAATTTTTTGAAAAAAAATGTTGGAAATAAAACAAGTAATAACTCATATATATTAAAAAATAAAAAATTAAGTGGTTTAAAAAAATTTTTTAATCTTCATGTTAATATTTATTTTACTGATATTTTAAAGACAAAAAAAATAAAACCTTATATTACACAATCTTGGTTAAACTCTACTAAAGTTTCTCAATTTCATCATGCTCATGTTCACCCCAATAGTATAATTTCTGGAGTTTTTTATGTTAATGCAGATGAAAATTTTGATAGTATTATTTTTTCTAAAAATTTATATAATGCTTTTAAATTTGAAACATCTTCTTTTACAGTTTTAAATGCTGATGAATGGTCTTTTATGGTTAAATCTTTTGATTTAATATTATTTCCATCGAGTTTACAGCATCGAGTAAACACTAAACTTGAAAATAATAACAGGATAAGTTTAGCATTTAATGTATTTGCAAAAGGCTCTTTTGGAGATGAGTATCAGCTTACAGAACTTATTTTAAAATGAAAAATTTAAATAAAAAATATTTTTATTTTACAGGTTTGCCTAGAGCAGGGAATACTTTGTTATCTGCTATGTTAAATGAAAATCCAGATATTCATGCAACAGGCCATTCTTTTTTACCTGATTTATTATTTGCAATGAAAAAAATAGAACTAACTTCAGATTGTTTTAAAAATTACCCTTGTCCAACTAATTTAAATAATATTTATAAAAATATTATTCCTAACTATTACAAAGATTATAATGTTAAATATGTTATTGAAAGAGGAGATTGGATAACTCCTTTTAATATAAATCTATTAAAACAATTAGCTCCTAATAAAATTAAAATAGTTATTTTAATTAGAGATGTATTAGAAGTAATAAAATCTTATCTAAAGTTGTGTGAAGAAAATCCTAATTATTTCTATAATAGAAGGTATAAAGAATTAGATCATTCTACTTTATTTACTAATGAAATTGAAACTAAAGTTGATTTGATAATGGCTAAAGGAGATTTTGTAGATACCATGCTTTATTCTATACACCAATTAAAAAAGAATAATTTAATTAAAAATTTTTTATTAATTAATTATGATGATTTAACTAAAGATCCCTCTAAGACCATAAATAAAATATATAATTATTATGGCATAACACCTTTTAAACACTCTTTTAAAAAATTAAAAAAACATCAGCCCTTATACAATGACTCTGTATTAGGTGCTCCAATGCATGAACTTAAATCAGGACCAATTAGAAAAATAAATTATAATATGGAATTGCCAGAAAGTGTTATTAATAAATATGGACCTTTAAATAAACTTTTGTTTGATTAAAATAAGTGGTATGATTAAAAAAATTACAACTAGATTTTAAATATCTTTCAATATATAGTGGCATACTATGTTACAAAAAATAGGATTTCAGCCAGGTATAAATAAACAAATCACACCTACCCAAGCAGAGGGCCAATGGATTGATTGTGATAATGTTAGATTTAGATATGGTATTCCTGAAAAAATGGGTGGTTGGAATCAATTAGGAACTTTAAATGAGAATGAGTTGACTGGTGCAGGTCGAGGACTGCATCATTTTATAAATAGTTTAGGTAGAAAGTATGCAATTATAGGAACCAATAGAATATTGTATGCATTTTCAGGAGGTGTATTTTATGACATACATCCTATTCAAACCACAACTACACTTACCAATGCATTTACTACGACCAACGGATCACCAACAATAACAATAACTTTTTCTAGCGCACATAACATGGTTCCAGGAGACATTTTATTAATGGATAATTTTACAACTATCACCAATTCTAATTTTAGCGCTTCTAATTTTGATGATAGAAAATTTATGGTGGTAACAACACCTACTAATACAACTATAACAATTACTATGGATTCGAATGAAACAGGTTCTGGAGCAACCACATCTGGCGGTATTAGAATACAAAAATATTATACAGTGGGTCCAGCTGTTCAAGCAAAAGGTTTTGGTTGGGGATTAGGATCATGGGGTGGTGAGGCAGCAGGAGCTGTTTCAACAACTTTAAATGGTGCTCTTTTAAATGACACAGCGGGAACTGGTGGATCAGGAACATCTATTACATTAACTAGCACAGCTAACTTTCCTGATTCAGGAACAAATTTTATTCAAGTAGGTAATGAAGAAATTTCTTACACAGGAGTATCTGGTAATAATTTAACAGGTATAACTAGAGCAGTTAGAAACTCTACTAGATCAGCACACTCTGATGGCGCCACTGTTAAAAATTCATCTGATTATGTTGCATGGGGTGAAGCAGCATCAGGAGACTTGGTTCTTGAACCAGGAATGTGGTCACTAGATAATTTTGGCGATAAAGCTATTTGTTTAATTCACGATGGTGCATGTTTTTCTTGGGACTCATCTTTATCAAATGCAACCGATACAAGAGCAACAATTATAACTGGTGCACCAACTGCATCAAGACACATGATAGTATCAACTCCCGACCGTCATTTAGTATTCTTTGGAACTGAAACAACCATAGGAGATCCGTCCACACAAGATAATATGTTTATTAGATTCTCTGATCAAGAGGATATAAACACATATACACCCACAGCAACCAACACAGCCGGCACACAAAGATTAGCTGACGGATCACAGATTATGGGAGCCATTAGAGGTAGAGATTCAATTCTTGTTTGGACTGATACAGCCTTATTTACACAACGTTTTGTTGGTCAACCTTTTACCTTTGCATTTGCACAAGTTGGAACACACTGCGGACTTGTTGGACAAAATGCATGTGTTGAAGTTGATGGTGCTGCATACTGGATGTCAGAAAATGGTTTCTTTAGATATGCAGGTAAATTAGAATCGTTACCATGTTTGGTAGAGGATTTTGTTTATAATAATATAAATTTAGAATCTGGTAATCAGATGGTATCAGCAGGATTAAATAATTTGTTTGGTGAAGTTATATGGTTTTATCCAGAATCTAATTCTTCAGTTGTAAATAGAATGGTGGCTTATAATTATTTTGATTCATCTTCAAAACGACCTGTGTGGACAGTTGGTAGTTTAGCAAGAACAATGTGGAGAGACTCTGCAGTATTTGGTCAACCACATGCTTTAGAATATGATGCATCTACTGATACATCTTTTGATGTTGTTGGCAACACAGAAGGTAGAACAAGTTATTATGAACATGAAACAGGAGTTGATCAAAACAGAAATGGAACAGTAACAGCAATTGCTGCAAACATATCCTCAGGAGATTTTGATATAAGTCAAAGAACAACTGCTTTAGGTCAAACTACTGGAGCTGCAGATCTTAGAGGAGATGGAGAGTTTCTTATGAAAATAAGAAGATTCATACCTGATTTTATATCACAAACAGGAACCACTAGAATTACATTAAACCTAAGAGATTTTCCAAATGATACATCTGCTAGTTCATCTCTTGGGCCATTTGATATAACTTCTAGCACTAAAAAAATAGACACTCGTGCTAGAGCAAGAGCAATATCATTAAAAGTGGAAAATACAGGCGCTAGCCAAAGTTGGAAATTAGGAACTTTTAGATTAGATATACAACCAGATGGACGTAGATAATGGCAAAGATAGTGCAAGTATTAACAAGACCAAGTGAACAATATGATTTGCCAACAGCAGAGGCACAAGTTAGAGATCTTGATGCAATTGTAGAAAAATTAAATACAACATATCAACAAGAATTAAAAGACGAGGTAGAAGCTCAAAACTTCTTTATAAATTAATGGCTAATAGTTTCATAAATAAAAAAGTAGATTTAACCACAACAGACCTAACTACATTATACACGGTGCCTAGTTTTAAATCGTCTATTATAAAATCTTTATTAGTATCAGAGGATGCTGGATCAGGGAGCACAATAACGGTAACATTAGTTGATTCTAGTAGTAATATTTTTAGTTTATTTAAAACAAAAACTATATCAGGTAATGCTACAACAGAACTTTTAACCAATCCTCTTATAATGGAAGAGGGTGAAATATTAAAAGTACAAGCTGCTGACGCAAACCAACTGCACGTCGTAGCTTCTATATTAGAAATACAGCCAAGAGAGGTAACAACATAATGATCGAAATAAAACCAAAGGAAATAATAGAAAAGATAACAAATAAAAAAACAGGTGAAAAATACAACAATGATAAAGAATGGAAAGACAAGGGCATATCGCCAGAGGACATTCGAAGAGATGTAACTGTCGTAATGCCAAGTCTTGATTTATTAGGTAAAACAAAATAGAATAGAACGATGGCCATAACTAGAGCACAACAAGCAAAACAGATGTTACAAAACGGAGGACGTATAGGATTTAAAAAAGGTAGAGATACTGGAAGTGATTATGGGCAGTTTGATAGAGCCGTAACTAGATCTCAAAATAATCCTAGTAAAACAACACGTTCTGACGATGGAGGTAATGCTTTTGATTATTTTAGTGATGTAAATATTTCAAAAGATGCACCAACAACAAATATTGTTACACCTTCAAATATTAATATAGGTGAAATTAATAGAATACGTAATAGAAGATTTCTTGTTGAACAACCAACATTTGGAATGAGAGTGTCAGATTTTATAGGAGGACTCCCATTAGTTAGACTTCTTAAATCTCTTGGTGAAAAAGGTGGAAAACCTTTTGATGCTCAAGGTTTTGGTAGCGGTCAAAGTGGAGGACCACAAGCAATGGCTAGTGCGTTTATACCTGCTTACATAAGAGAGGGTTTTA